CTTGGGCCAATTGACGGCAGCCGTGATGCCGGTGATCACGAATGTGATCGGTCAGATAATCCCGCTGCTGACGCCGATAATCTCCACCTTGGTGGGCGTTTTGGTGCCGGTGATCCAGGGCGTTCTGACCGTGGTGACCTCCGTGATCACGGCGATCACTCCGGCCATCCAAGGCATCCAGCCGATCGTCATTACCATGATCAATGAGGTCATGGCCGTGATTCAGGCGCTCATGCCGGTGATTCAGGCTCTCGCGCCTTTGGTGTCCACCATCATTTCCGCGATCGTCGGCTTCATTAACTCGACATTGCTGCCGACCATCCAAGCGATGCTGCCATTCATTCAGGGGGTCATCAATGGCATCGCGATGGTGGTCAATGGCATCGTCAATGTCATTCAGGGTGTCATCAATCTGGTGACCGGCCTGATTCACGGCAATTGGCAGCAGGCGTGGAACGGTTTCAGCCAGATCGTGCATGGTGTTGTGCAGGGCGTGCTTGGCTTCCTTGGCGGCATCGGCAGTGCCATTATGGGCGTGTTCGCCGGTGCTGGCACGTGGCTGTGGAACGCTGGCGAGAGCATCATCAATGGCCTGCTCAATGGCTTGAAGGCGGCTTTCGGCAGGGTGAAGAGCTTTGTGAGCGGCATAGGCGATTGGATCGTCAGGCACAAAGGCCCGCTCAGCTACGACAGGGTGATGCTCAAGCCCGCCGGTCAGGCGATCATGCAGGGATTCGACAAGAGTCTCAAGTCTGGCTGGAAGGACGTGCAGCGCACCGTGAACGGCATGAACGCGCAGATCAACGGTGGTTTCGACGTGGATGCGTCGAAGGCGGGACGCGCGAATCTCAATGCTGGCGGTGGTGGCAACACCTTCGTCACGCAGACGTTCAACTATCCGGCGATTGCTCCGACGAGCATCAGCACGCAGCAAAGATTGCAGACGGCGGCAATGCCGCAATGGTGACAGGAAAAGGGTGGTGCAATGATTCTCGCGGATTATCTCATCAACGGTCAGCAGCTGACCGGTGAGCATTCGAGTCTGATCGTCGGCACTACCCATTTCGCGAGCATCAGCCCGCGCATTGATTCCGTCACGGTAAATGGTCGGAATGGCATGATGCTCCCAGCCGGTCCGGTGGCTTTCGACGCGCCGGAAATCACGCTCAGATTCATTACGGACGGGCCTGATGCGGATACTCTGATGCACCGCTTCTACCGGCTCTGCCGCTTCGCATCCGAGTTGACTCGTGTGGAGCGTGACACGGCCTCCGGCTTGACGCGGAGCATGACCGCCAAAGCGGTGTGCACGTCCTGTCAGCCGGACGGTGACGAGATTCCGTGGGATGACCACAGGGCAGCGACCGCCGTATTCCAACTGCCGGACGTGTATTGGAGTGGCGTGCAGTGGCAGGAGGTGACGTTGGCCGCGTCTGGCGGCAGGCTCCTGCCGGGCGTGGTCTCCAAGCCGAGCGGCAAGGGGTATTGGACTCGCTGGACTGTGTTGCCGAATGCTTCGCCGTCCATGCTTTTCGACACGCTTCCCGACGGCTGGCTTTCCAACGCGCCCATCACCACGCTGGTATTGCGCTTCGGCGCGGTCACTGGGGTGACCATTTCGGATCCGGTGAGTGGCACGAATCTCATGTGGGGCGGCCAGCGTGACGCCTCGCGTCCTTACCTCTTCGTCGATGTGGCCAGTCGCAGGGCGTGGACGGCGGCCAATGCCGACGCATGGTCCGGTGGTACGGATGCGTCGAATGGCGTCGACTGGACTGCCGAGCCTTTGCAGGTGTGGCCGGCGATAGATTCCGGCGATTATCGGCTCGATATCAGACAGACCGGCGGCACCAACAAGGTGACCTGCCGGTTTTTGCAATCATGGGAGTAGTTAATCATGGGCAAGTCTTTGCATGCTCGTCTGGTGGCATACAGGCCTTTCGGCGCGCGAATCGGCGTCCTTGCGGAGCCGGTGAGCTTCAGCGCTTCGATGCTCCACGATGATGATGGTGCGATCAGCATCGAATATTCGATGCTGTCCGGTGCCGCGCAGGCGTTCGATCGTGAGCTTACCGATGGTCTCGAAGTGGCCGTGGAGGTGTCGGATGGAACAGGCTATCGTGAGCCGGACAACGCGCGTTTCGTGATCACCGGACGTTCCGGTAAGACCGATGACCGGACGCGCACCGTCACTTACAGTGGCCAGTCGATCAGCTGGCTCCTGTCCAAGGCGGAGAACAATGATTCCAGCCATCTGCTCACGGACGGCGATAACAAGGGCAAGCGCCCATTTTATTCTGCCAATCCGGGCACGATTCTCAAGACGCTCCTTGACGAGAATAAGGCTCGTGGTGGCGTGGCCACCGGCCTTACGCTCGGCTTCGACACCGCGAAGGACGCGGGCGGCGCGGCATGGGCGAGGAAATACACGCTTTACTATTCCTTGGGCACCGACCTGCAGACCATTCTCAGCTCGCTTGTCAATGGCGGTGGCTGCGACTGGCGCACCAGCGGGCGCACGTTGAAAATGTGGAACGCCGACAGTACCGCCTTGAGCCGTGATCTAAGCAAGCAGGTCATACTCCAGCTTGCCCGTGACATCGGCGAGGCACCGTATGAGGAAAGCATCAGCGACCTCGCGTCCACGATCCTCGTGGAGGGCGACAACAACCTGCTTTTCCGCATGGATAATCCGGCTGCTCCGACGCCTTGGGGCAAGTGGGAATCCTACAGCTCGCAGGGTGGCGTGTCCGACAAGGACACCGCTCAGGCCTTTATGCAGAGCACTTTGGATGATGCGGCGAGGGTACGTGGCCAGTACACGCGCGATCTTATCGTTTCCGACGTGGACAGTCTGCCGCTCGTCGACTATCATGCCGGCGACTGGATTACCGCGCCCACCGTCAGCCACGGCGAGAAGGTGCGCGTGCAGGAAATCGACCTGTCGATGCGTCAGGGCGAGGGACTATCCGCCAGCATCGCGTTGAACGATATCAAGTACGACGCTTCGGTGCGTCAGGCGAAGAAGATAAAGGGCATCACCGGTGGTGCAGCATTGGCTGGCAGCGAGGGCGGCACGGCCGCCTCTTCGGACCGTGACCATCGCGTGCCGAAGGCTCCGCAGGGACTTGTCGTGCAGACAGACGCGTATATCGGCTCGGATGGTTATGCGCACGGTTTGGCGACCGCCATGTGGTCTGCAGTGACCGAAGCCACGAACAATACCGCCATCGAGATCAGCAATTACGCCATTGAGTGGCGCAAGCACGTGGATGGCGCGCCGTGGCATTCCGCCGGCACGACCGATAAGACGCAGCTCGGGTTTGGCGGCTTGGACTGCGGCACGCAGATCGAGGTGCGCGTCAGGGCCGTGCCGACATACAGCGACCAGCTTGGCGAATGGTCTGAGACTGTCGTGGCTACCGTCGAATCCGATGTGACGCCATGCTCCGTCCCGTCCAAGCCGGTATTGTCCTCTGAGCTGGGCGTGGTGACCGTCCACTGGGACGGCAGGACCGCAGCCGGCACGTCGATGGAATCGGACTTTAGCCATATTGAGGTGGGCGAGGGCGCTAACGCGGCCGACATGACCGTCATCAGCGCCACGCAGTCCGGTCAAGGCGATTATCTCGTGACCGGCCTGACGGCCGGTTCACAGCACTCCTATGCGCTTCGTTCGGTCGATCATGCGGGCAACCGGTCCGGCTGGTCGGCCATCGCCTCGGTGACGGCCGCGTCGGCGGTGTCGCCGGATGAGGTCAAGCAGATTCAAAAGGATTTGGCTGACAACAAGACGGCTTTGCAGGACAATACGGCCAAGCTCGATCAGGCGCGGAAGGACATCCAAGCCAACAAGTCGAATCTCGACACGGCGAACCGGACGCTCACGCAGGCCAAGGCCGATCTGTCTCAGGCCCGGAAGGACATCGCGCAGACCAAAAGCGACCTGACAGCGGCGAACGGCGAGATCAGCAAGGCGAAGGAGTCGGCGGCGCAGGCGTATGCCGAAGCCCATAGCAAGAACCATACGTTTCGCGGGCCTGACATGCCGGACGCCTCCAAAGGGCTGATCGTCGGCGACCTGTGGCTCAAGACGCAGAAGTATTGGACGCGCTGGCAGGGGGAGAAGAACGCAAGCCCCTCGCTGCTCGCGGACTTTTACACGTACTGGCTCGGGG